CACTCGGACCGTGACCGACCAGGTCCCGGCGACCGTTCGGAATCGTATCGGGACGAAACGCAAAACCGACGATATCAGAACGCGAATATCCGCCGATATCATGGCCCGCACGACGCAAAAATTCGCGCGCGATCTCAACCATAGTCATCGAGGCAAACTCATTGCCGCGAAGCTCCTGCCGCTCCTTGGAATCCAACTGGACCCCGACGCGCGGTGCAAGCGCTCGTGCCGCACCTTCGACCATTTTATCGGTCTGATCATCGCCCGCTTTAACATCTGGCGAACGCGTGCCGTGCTCACCGCCGCCCGCGTTTTCGAAATTCTCGCCGGGCTCACGGTTCATGAGCTCAAAACACGCCGCGCGCGCTTGCTCAATGCTCGACCCTTCGCCGATACATTTGTCGCGTAAATCATTAAAAACGCTTGTCTTGTATCGGCACAAATCGAAAATTTTGTTAATGCCAGCGATCCGAACTTGCTCGGCGCGCTGACCCTCATCGTAACCTTTTTGCCTCGCGTTGTTTTGCTCAGTCAAAAAATCATCGATATTCACAACGCCGTCACCCGAACGGGTCCCGGCATTATCCCCGGTATTTTGACCGGTATCATTCGCGTTTCCGCTCATGGTCTCACCCTCACTATTGCTTTGTTTACGTCCAACCCCGACCGACGGATCGGCGGGAACCGAAACCAGAGACGCTTCGAGAGGCGTCCAACGAGTGATATTGTAAATATCGTCCTCGCCATCTTTTGAAATTCGTTCGTACTCCTCGATATTATAGCGGATAGAGACATCACCTAAGTGACCGCGCTCGACCTTCCGCCCCAATGTCTGAGCGAGCTCGTCGTCTGGATCGAGCTCGATATCACCCTCGAGCCGACCGTTAACCAGTCGGATCGGCTTAACCAGTCCGATCGGCTTGTCCATGTCATGGTTAAACAGAAACGACAAGCCCCTGGCCGCGCGCTCCATGTTTACCGCTTCGACCGAATGGACGAGAACCTCCTGACCGAACCAACGCGCAACTGGCGTCTCGCTCGAGAGCGACGCCCGAAATTTTATGACATTTTCATCGCCCGCCAGCCGCTCGAGCGTGAACGTCCGCTCCATTTGCTGACCGATTATTTTTTCATCTTTGCCCATAATAAAACCTCAATATTTTTCCAAGATCAACAATGCCGCAAATAAAACGCTCGCGACCCCGGCAAATAAAAAGACAAACCGAGTCTCTCGGCCATAATACTTAACCGCGGACTGCACATGACAAAATGCCGCAAACAATCCGCACCCTTGGCGAAATGGTAAATTTGAATAAACCCCGCCACGAAACCACGCCGCGGCGTCGGAATGATCGACGTAATCGAGCGACCAGGCAATGCCCCAATAAAGATTATCCACGGTCTGCCCAATGAACCCGGCCACGATCCCGATAACAAGCCACGAGATATGATCTTTATCAGATCGCCGCAATTCCGCGCGAGCGTAGCCAGACCAGACAACGACCACGTACACCGCGAGAATAATCGTTGCAGGCGTAAATAATAGCGAAAATAACGTCGTAATCTCATGCAATGCCAACCCCTTATATTACCCTATCAATTATAAATTTTTCATGCTCGCTGCAAGAGATCGGCGAACCAAATGTCTTGACACCGAAGCGCTGAGAGTCGACAACACCTTTATTAAATCCTGACTTGTCAACACCTTCTTTATACTTCCAGCCTACGGGCTTGATTAATTCGCCGTAAACCATGTCAAACAGCGGCACAGAGTCTTGATAGACAATCATTAACGGGTAGTCGATTAAATCTAAATAAACCTCAGCATTGCCCTCTGCCATGATGTAATCAGAGCATTTACTCAAAAGTGATCTCAAACCCTTTCTCCACTTTGAATAATCACCATCAATGGGCAGTGGTTTGGCAGACAGCATGTCCATATAAACGCCGTTAGTTTGCAAATTATCAATGCTCTCTAACAAAACATCGTGCCAGCTTTCACTTGAGACATCCGCATATTTTAGGTGTGATAGCGTCGAATTATACGCAATATATTCACCATCAATTAATAGCGCGTTGTCATCATTAAAGTGATCAGAATCCCACAACATTGAATTAAGATACGGGAAGGCAATGCAGTTTTCCGTCTTTATGTGATGGATTAAATCGGCGTAACCTGAGTCTTTTACCTGAAAATCAGGATAGCCAACATCAAACGCATGGTTTCTATAATTCGTAATCCACGCCCCCAATGGTTTAGGGAGGTAATCTAATAAACTATCAAAGTGATTTTGGTCGAATGACGCGACATTACTCGATAGTGTAGAAATGAAACTTAAATCTAAATCAAACCGATTGCGCCATTGCCACCAGTATTGCTTCTTAGCCCATTTCTTGTACTCGGCTGCTGCGGCTTCTATCGTAGGCTCAATCTCAATTAATATTGGCTCACATTCCGCAACTAGGTAATCAATCGTTAAAGTATTCCCCGTTATTTTCCAATCCTGTGGATCGCCTTGAGGATCGTTACCAATCACTAAAAGCCCTTTCTCATCATTGAAAAAGGCCGCCATTTGCATTGACTGAACCAATGAAGGATAGCGTCGATTAATATCCTTAATCGGGATTAGTTCACCGTGCTCTTTAGGTAAGAGCATAGTGTCATATGTTGATAATTGTATTTCCATCGACTATTGCATTAACCTTGCCAGGGCCTAAAAGGAGTCCGTCAATAAACAGTTCGTTTTTAACGGATGGGCGAAGTGTGCTAATTAATGCTGATATTTCCGATTCAGGCAGAGTGATTACAACATCATCCGTGACATAAGATGTCTCGGCGTTCCACTGCGCAAGCGTGTAATTTGCAGCGCCGCCCAGCCCGTTCTGAAAATTAAACAACTGATCACTGGCCACATTAACCGTATCTGGCACGATGTAAGTGTTGCGTATGTAAGAGCACGTTTGACTGGAATCAACAATATCCGCAAGCGCATGAACCTTAGACATGTCTTGAACGATTACGAGATTCTCTTGAATAGTGGCTGCGGATGTATTTGTCGCACCTTGTGGCCCTACTGAAAGAATCCCGTTCGTTCTCTGAGTGAACTTCCCTGTACACACCGCGATATTGTCTCGAATAGTACAATCCGTTGCGCCTTTAACATAATAAGACGGCCCATAACAATCAAAAGCAACATTGCCTTGTATAGTGGAGTCCGTTGTTTCTGATATCAGATACCCAACGAAAATATCCTGAGCGATATTGCCTTTACATTCCCCCTGAGTGACTTGATCCGAAAGGATGTAGGCGTGCGGCGTTGCTAATGCGTAATACTTGCCAACCACATGATTTCCAGCAACCAGATAATCGTCAACATAACTATTAGAGCCACTACGTCCAATACGAATACCTGTTCCTACAGGCGAGTAAAAATTGATTTTGCAGTTTTGTACTTCTGGCTTCTCTGCTCTTGCTGTTGACTGCCCAAAGATTGCGATTGCCTCAACAGAGGTTGCGGAGTCGTTTGCATTAATCGTTAAGTCAGCACCATTAACAACGCAAACATCTGCGCCCGAGACTTTCAAAAAGTTGACCGTTGCGGATGCTGCAACATCAATCACGCCCCTAAGACCCTTAAAATAAACCTCAAACTCATAGGTGTTGGTGTTAATCTTGGTGCAAGATAAACAATCAACCGATCCGGACAATGCCGCGTCTGGTATGACTTCAAAACCTTGAATGTCAATCACTGCGTCTGCCACTTCTGCCATGCTCGCGCTTGTTGCGAAAAAAGCAGAAGGGTTGCCAGTAAAGCGGCAATTTACAACCTCTAGACGGCCTCGACGATTTCCATGCAAGAAGCCATATGAACTATAGCCGTTAAACTGTCTGGCTGCAATGACGTAAAAATAAAACTTTTAAAGGGGTACGGGTTATTCGCAGCCAATAGATTAGCAGATGTTCTGGCCGCGTAATTAACCTCAGAGTTCCCGGCCTGAATAGTGACTTGCCCACGATTCTGCACAACATCTGTTCGGTTTTCTTGGAAAACAATATGCGCAGGCGGAGTGTGTACGCCATCTTTCCAAATTATCGTACCGCCTGCACCCGCACCAGTAACCGCCTCGCCTCTCGTATTATACGGCTCTGCCTCTGTACCAGACTCGGTTCCGGTGTGGTTGTAATCTAGATATACGTCAGCCATTACGAATAACTCAAGGATTCATAATCGTTTGCGATATTATTAAAACCTACTCGACCTTCAGACGATACGTTGGCATATCGTTTTTGCCCCGTCGAAGAAAATCGGACAACCAGCCATTTTGCCTCTGTCAGCGCTGTTCCGGGTCTTGCTTTGCAAATGTAAGTGTAACCCCCTGAATTAAAAACCTCAGAGATTAAACCATCATCAGGCCCGCCAAATTCGTTACGCATTATGCCACCTCTTGAGAGTCGTCTGTTTCATCCTCGAGCGTATCCTCGAGCACGGTTTCGATATCGGTCGAGCTCGCCTCCGGCACGAGGTCGCGCTCCTGCTCGATCTCCTCTCGGACCTTTTCAGGATCGCGGCCCCTGGCCCGGATAACCTCCGCGCGCGACTCGAGATTTGCATCGACCAATATTTGCCACGCCTTCGCCTCCTTTTGCGGATCAATCCACGGGATTGACGGCGGACGAAAATCGGCGCGATAAATCGAGCTCAGATCAATATCCGGTTGCATACCGCGCAAAGCCCCGGAAAAAAACGCCTGCTCGATAAATCGAGCATACATCGGCCGATAAAACTTGCGGACCAGGTAAACAAAATGCGCCCGATATCCGGTCACACCCTCGACAAGCTCTTGGCGTTGCGCCGAATACGTGCCGTTAAAATCGCGCGCAACGGATGAATACCGACCGCCGACACCGCTCGCAACCGCCCGGATCATCGCCGAACGAAAATCAATCAGTTTCGGATTCGGCCGCTCAGACTTAATCGTCGAGACTTTCTCGCCCGGCAACAATTCAAACCCGGCACCCGCCTGCATCTTAAACGTGCGATTTTTCGCGCTGTTGACGTTGACTTCGCCGTTAAACTCCGAGGTCCGCTCGATGAAAAACGTCATATCCGCCGCGATTTTCGCCGCGATACGTTCCGATTCTTCATAGTCGTATAAATCGCGCAGCCGATTGATCACCGCATGAACAACCGGCACGCCTCGCCGTTGTTTAATACGGCGGGAAAATTTCAAATGACTGATATTCGACGCCCGGACAACTTTTGTCTGTTTAAAATCAGTCCAGGCCGCATCCGGTGCGCCCGGATGAATTTTATAGACAAAATAGCCCGTCGGCGCACCCCATTGATTACACTGCACGCCATGCAATACGTTTTTCGACCGATCATCGTAATCAAACGGCACAAAATCAGGCTCGAGCAAATCGAGCACGTAAGGCACGTCGCCCTGATAATTAAACCGGTTACTCGTTACGTGCTGAATAAATAGCTCGCCGTCTCTGAGATAGGTCCTCGCAACCAGGCGCTCGAGCGATTCAAGCCCGAGCTCGCCAGTCGTCTCGGGACTTTGCGCCCATTCGTCCCAAAGCTCGCCGATCTGTTTGTTCGCATCGGTCGCGAGCTCACCGGCTAACGTGCGAACCATCGGCGAGACCTTAACCCCGGTGCCGACGATATTGTTGACAAGATCATCGAACAAACCGACAACGATATCGTGATTTTCTTCTAAATGCCGCGCCAACTGTCTGAGACGGGTCCCGGCCACCTGGACCGATTTATCACCCGAGCCCGTGTTCGTAATGCCGGGCCGGTATTGCGTACCGGTCGCGGCCTGATATAGCCGTTTTGCGTCCTGATAATACGCCCGGTTGATCAGGTAATTGGCCGCAAGTCTCGGACTCAAACGGCTGACAAGTTCGACGATCATTCCCATGAGGCAGTTAAAATCAGTGGATTGTTGGCAGACTGGCCGCACGCGGTCAATTCGTTGACCTCGCGTGACAACGCCGCCACGCGGCGACGCAATTCCGTGATGTTTGCTCTCGCGACCTGGCGGTCACCCTGGGAGTAACTCGTTGCAAGCGATGCAGCCGCGAGATCGGCTTTTGCCTGTTCAAGCTCTGCTACTTTCTCGGATAAAGTCGCCACGTCGCGCCCTCAATGAAATTTAGCGGCAAGTATAGACAGATTTAAAACAATGATCGACGCTCAAATTCAGAGCTCGCGTGCGTTACTGTATTTTCCTGTCCAGTTGACGGCACCGGATCGTTGACAACCTTCGGTAATTTATGGACATTTTCAACATACGCCGCGGCGGTTGCGTTAACTTCGCAATCGAGATAGTGGTTGTCTTTTCGCTTGCGTATCCACTTGACACGGCCCGACGACGTGACAAGAAGCTCCTCGGCGACGATCTGTTTGCAATAATCCTCGGATGTCTGACTGTGCAAATGCCAGCCGCCCGGCTGATCATCCGGCCAGCTAACCCGAGCGTGTATCCATTTTTTAAAATAATCCGTGTTAATGTGAAACAACCGGACCCCGCCTTTAATCACATTCCCGCCGATCGAATAGTCGATATTGCGAAACTTGAACGGCGCGTCGAGATAGTCCTGGCCCTTTGTCGGGAAGGCGACCCCGCTCATTTGCCGACAAAACGTATAGACCGCGTGATCAGGTCTCGAATACTCATCGCCCGGCCGGTATCCGGAATCGATGAACGCGCGCGAAATATGCCGATCACCGATCGGCGCGGTTAAGATATCCCGAAGCGCCTCCCATACCGCCGAATGCTCGGTCTCACCCGCGATAAACTCGCTTTCGAGCAACCAGGACTCGGATTGATACCCCCAACCGCGAATAACATAATAGAGCCCGAGTTTTTGCACATCGACGCCCGCGGTTATTTTCTGTATCTCCATTGGCACCGCGCGCGGCGGGTATTCGCAACGATTCGCCGAGACTTCGGTCCACTCCGGCGCGTCACCCTTGATCCGGTAACACTCGCCGCCCCATGTATTAACTTCCGCCTGTATCGTCTCGATATCGCCGGACCGATACGCCTCGACCATAACTTTTGCCACATCGCCAAACGTGACCCACGGCGAACAAAGACCCGATATCCAAAAACCCGCGGTCGAGTTTTTCTCAGGTCGCTCGTCGATCGTATAGTGTGAAAGGACCGGATGCTCGATTTTCTCATTCTTACGGATCGGCCTGTGGCGCACATAACGACCGCACGCGTTTAATTGCGTTTTTTGCCGACTATCGAGCTCGCCACCGCAATTCGGACAAACGACAACCGCTTTTTCCTTTGCTTGCTCCGCGGTCGAGCCTTGCGGCCATATCAAATAAGATAACTGCGGCACGAAATATTTGAGACAATGCGTACACGGCCAGGACCAGAAAAACAACGTCGAATTGTCGAGGTGCTTCCAAGTCGGGTCCTGGCCCTCGAGCGTCGGGGTTGAAAAGATACCGATTTTTTTATCGAGATAGTTTTTCGT